CTATTGAGTTCGTTAGCTTCATCTTTTAGCGATAATATTGTGTTAGCTTGCCACAGTAAGCCACTTGAAACATTAGTGTAAAAACCTTGTGTAATGCAACTATATTTAGCACCCTTGCCTCTTTTTACTGCCATATACCAGTTTGCAATACTGCTTAGATTTTGTTTATTTGTATTCATATTTATATTCACTATCAATCTTTTATTTGTTGTAGCTTTTTTGTCTGTAAATTCAACTTTTTGCTTCAGTCTTTTTTTTGAGCTTTTAGTTTTGAGTGAGCCAATCAGTCGAATGAATTTATAAGTCTCATTATTATCAACAGATAAACCGCTTGACATAATATTTGCACTACTTGAAGTTAGATTAAGAGAGCCAACAGCCAAATCCGCACCTTCTCTTGTGATTAGAATATCTCCATTTTCGTCAGTGATTAGAATTACTCTTATCATTCTCGCTAAATCATCTATAAAATTAAATATTTTCTGTTGTTTATCACATACAAATGATTTGCTGGGTAATTTTGGTAGTGTCTCTATATCGCTGTTAATCTTAATATTGCTATAACCATTATCATCAAGTATAATTCTTAGTAGCTTTTTAAAATCATTTTGTTTATATTGCTTTGGCAAAATAGAGCTGTTAATTAGCTCGCCTGTTTTGTCTCTTCCCGAAACTGTTATTGAATGGCTGTTAAGCTCTTGATTATTTTCTATTCTCTCAACATTTCCAGTAAATACTAATTCCTTGCCTATCTCTATTTTGATTTTAGAGCCTTGTTTTATGCTCTTATCATTAAGAATTTGCTGAGTAATTGTAAAAGAAAATGAATTGCAGAAATTCTCAATTGATTTATCTAATGAGAAATCAATAAAATTCTCAATCATTAGTCCATCGCAAAAAATTAAAATTTCATTCTTCATACTTTAAAACTTTAATAGTTCCAGTAATTGAGCTTGTATCATTAATATTGTTAAGACTTATTATAATATCTTTGTTGTCATCATTGCCATAAAGATTAAATAATATTTTAGTTAGTGGAGTTGGTGATATAACTTCATAATCAACAACATTAGGAACACTTAGAGATAATTCATTAAGATAATTAATTGCTTCATATCTTAATGCTTGCAAGTCATCAATTATGCTTCTATCTGCAATTGAGCCAATTTGAGAAAATCCGAACTCTAAATCAGCTATTACTTGATTCAATTCTTGTGTATTTGAATAATCAATATTTGCAGAAGTTTCGTAAGCAAGAGTTAGAGCATTAATCTTCACTAATTGATTAATTAAATCTTGATTATTTCTAATATCAATTGAGTTTTGAGAATTACCTATTTGGTTTCTGTCTTTTTCGTTAATATTAAATAAATCTTTGCAAGCTTTAAATAAGTCTTTACTGCTGGTATAAGCAACACCTAGATTATCAAATGCTGTCTTAACATTTTGAGCTAAAACTTTAGGAGATTTTACAAGATTAATTGATGAATTAACAATTTCACTAATTGATGTTGAAAAGTCGCCAAGACTATCACCAGCTCCACCTATTGCACTTGCAACTTGATTAATTTTATTAGCAACTTTTTTTAATGTATCAACAGCACTGTCAAATTTTTCTTTAGCTTTCGAAACCGCTTTCCAAGCCTTGTCAAATTGCTCTTCATATTTTCCAAGTATTTTACTTTTAAGATTAGCTAAAAACCCTTTGCCATTCTTCTTATTTTTACCATATTTACTAACTTCTACAAACTCAAAACTAACAGATGTATTGCCAACTGCATTTTTTGCATCATTAAAAGAATATTCAACAACATAGCCATAAAACTTTTTATAAAATGGCAGTGATAAATAACCAGCCTTTGAGTCGTCAAATGCTTGCTGGAGTTTATCTCGTTGACTATAATTTTTGTTGCAATCAATAAAGCAGTTGACAGATATTTTCTTAAGCATTTTGCCTAGGGTTTCAATATCTCTTTTATCGGTTTTAGGATATTCAAATTCTGCGAATTTAATTCCGCCCTTGATATTGCTAGTATCAAAAAGAAATTTAGCTTTTTTAAAGCTTGCTGGTTTTATTTTAGAGTTGTTAAATAAAGTCATCTTGCATAAGTCATATTAGTTCCCAATTCAAAGTTAGGCGAGCTTTGCTGTATTATAGAAGTATTCTTAGGAGCATTGTTGAAATTAACATTGAGCCCACCAGAGAAATATTGATAAGGGTTTTGACTTATAGGCTGTTGTATTGTTTGTTGTGAAGGTTCTAAGCCAGCATTGCCGAATTGACCTAAGGTAATATTGCCTCCAAACATATTTCTTGCACCTGTAATTATTTTACCAACATAATCAAAAATCTTTTTAACAACTTCAAGCACTTTATCAAAATTATAGATTAACAAAGTAATAGCACTCAACCATAAAGTTAAAGGATTTAGCCTCAAAAGAAATAACAAAGCTTCAAAAACAATTAATATTTGTTTTAATGCAACAAAAAATCCACCAAGAGCCAAGCCAATTGGCAATAATGCTGTTAAAAACATACCACCATAAACAATAAGAGTCTTCATTTCAGGTGATAAGGCACTAAAAGCATCTGTAATTTTTCCAGCAAAAATAGTTATATCTTTTACTAAGTTTTTTAAATCAATAACTTTTATAATTTCATCGCCAAACTTACCAAAAGCTTTATTTATGCTGTCGCCTAATGTTGAAAAAAGACCATTAACAGATTCAGATAGTTTTTCAGTAGCTTTATAATACATCCCGCCTTTCTGTGTTGCTTGTGTCAATGCTTTATTAACAAGATCGAATGAAATTTTACCATCTTCTCCCATTTTCCTTAATTGAGCAATGCTTTTACCAGTGGTTTTTTGCAATAAAGCCCAAATTGGGATACCATTAGATATAAATTGATTAGCTTCCTGTCCCAAAAGTCTTGTAGCACCAGCGACTTGACCGTATGCTACTGCCAATGATTTAATATCAGCACCAGAGCCAGCAGATACATCTCCCAGCATTTTAGTTGTATTCATTACACCTTCTAAGGGTATTTGAGCACCTAATAATGTTCTTGTAGCTTGCACTATTTCAGGAAGTTGGAAGGGTGTTTTATCGGCGAATTGTGTTAGTTCATCAAATAGTTTTTTACCTTTTTCTGCGGAGCCTGTCAAAACTTCTAATTGAATAGCAAGAGTTTCAAAATTAGCAGATGATTTAATTGCTTTAATTCCCATAGCTCCCAAGCCAGTAGACATAACAGCTACACTTTGGCTAAAATTAAAAGCCTTGTCTGACATATTAGACATACTGTTAATCATATTGTTAGTTGATTTTGTAAAAGCATTACCAACTTGAGACATATTATTACTAATTGCTTTTAGCTTAGGACTTAAGTTATCAACTAGATCGTAGATAAATTTAACATTAAACGACATTTTGTTTTATAATTTTGTTTTGAGCTTTAATAAGCATATCTAATTCAGCAAGTGGCATCTCTAATATTTCTTTATAAGTTATAGCACCTTTGTAGAATACTATAACTTGTGATATTAAATAAATAATATCTTCTTGAAACTTTATTTCTTCTTCCCTCCAAGAGACCACTTGCTGACCCAAAAATTTGCTAAAAACTCACAAATAACATTTTCCCAATCTTGAAAATCTAATTCATTAATATCTGCATCATTTAATGGATTTTTAAAACCATCATCTTTAAAAGCAATTTTTTTTAGTAGTTCGTTAGATTTATCAATTATTTCTTGATCTCCATTAAATAACAGTAGAGCAATAGCAGAAGAATTAACACCCTCGCTTTGCTCTGTATCTTGAGCTGGTTGTGGATTTTTAGCAACAAAATCTAATGAAGCCTTGATAAAACTTGCACGAAAATAATGGAAATAATTTTTAATTAAATTAATATTAACATCTTTTAGATAAATAGCTTCAATATTTTTAAAAGTATTTGAGCCATTATCATTAAATGGCGAGTTTATCAAAGGTTTTGTTAATTGAATTTTCATTATGCAAAAATTGGGTTGCCGTTGAACTCTAAATCAACATCTTCACCATATGATCTTTCAATCATATTAGTTTTTAAAACACAACCAGAGAATTTATTGACACCATATATAATAGTGTTATTATCTCCATTTTGCATTATTTGATTGATGATTACTTCGGTTTCGTTAGAATATCTAACATTTACTTTAATGGTAGAAAAAGCATTTTCGTAGTTTTTTCTTTTGATTGGTGGACCTCCAACTTGTCCAGTAGTTTCAATTTCAGGAGTTCCATCAGTAAAACTTACCTTAGAATTATAAGGTAAGGTTTTGCCATTTACAATCAATAATGGTTTATCTTGTATTGCCATAATTAAGCCTCGAAGTTAGGAATTAGATTAATAATAATAGTTTCAAGTTGAGATACTATTTTTGCAGAGCTATCAGCAATAATAGAACCTTCTTGTAAATTTACAACAATTGATTTGTTGATAAAATCTTTAAAATAAGCAAGAGCTTCATTACTAGCTACAAGTAAAGCATAATTAGTGTTGAGATTAGCAAGACCAGATAGCTCTCTATAATATTCGCATAAAGTAGCGATAAAGCTATCTTTATTTACCATTTTTCTATTAGCAACTACTTGACCGCTTGTAAGTGCATGTTGTGCGAAGTCTTTTTTGATATTTCTAAAAAAGTATTCTCTAACAATTGACATAGTATCAAGAGTATTTACACTTTGGTAGGTTTTATCAACATTGCCTGCATTGTCTAGCTTGTAAGTAGTAAATTGCTTGTTAATATCTATATAACTATTTGCGGAATTATTTTGCGGGCAAGAGCCACCAGAATTTTTAAGCTCGTTTCTTTCTTCTTCTAAGTAATTATTACCAACATCAATAATTGGCAACTCGTAAGCTACTGTATTGAAATAAGGGATTGCTCCATTATAAGAACCGCCCAAGGTTTCGCCGTTAGACATTATTTTTGAGATATTAGCTCCAACA